CGCGTGTGGCATCGCGTGTGGCATCGCGTGTGGCATCGTATGTGGCAGCGTCTGTGGCAGCGCGTGTGGCATCGTATGTGGCAGCGCGTGTGGCAGCGCGTGTGGCAGCGTCTGTGGCATCGTATGTGGCATCGCGTGTGGCATCGTCTGTGGCAGCGCGCGAATCTTTCTTATTATTTTTTCTTAACCACCATATTGCTGCCGCAAATCCGCCAGCAAATCTTAATACAAAAGGAGACGGTACAAAAACAATCCTATGATCAGGCGGCGGGGTTAGATTAGCAGCCTGATACAATCTTTTAACAGCGTCTCGACATATTTCTCTGTCAGACTCAGTCATTGGCGCAGTAGACATTGCGTTTTTAATCCACCTTTCAGCCCAAGGCTTTAATTGCGCTCTATGCTCATCTGTTAATGTATATTTTTTCATTAATTATTTCCTTTCACGTTAGGCATCACCACACAACCCCAATCACAAATGACCAAAACCAGAGGCATGATCCCAGCATCATCAACCAAAAAAGAATTATTCCTAAACCTTCATATTTCATGATTGATATCTGCCACAAAATAGATTAGACAGCAATACAGTTTGTTGAATCGTATAAAAAGGATATTGACTGGATATCTTTTTCGTGGCCCCATGATCCTAGACGAGTGGGGCTATTTTTTTAAGGGGGCTATATGTACAGTTATTTAAAGCTGATATCTGATGTGGCAAAGCGTGAGGGCAAGCGTTCTCAGGCTCATATTGCTGATATTAAGGAAATCATTTCCATATTAATAGATATGGAGATGGAGTGTTTATTTGATGCGGAGAAGGATTCTATTGCTGATTTCTTAAAGCATCAAGCCTTGTTGCGTTCAAAGAAGAAGAAGAAAAAAGGTTATGTATCAGAAAATCCATAAAGCTGAAGAGAAGCAGGGTGGTTTTTGGCCAAAGTGTTGGACTCATCTTGTTCCTGATCGTAGGTTTAAGGCGAGCGGGGATTGGCACAAGGTGACGTGCAGTAAGTGTCTTGATCGGAGGAAGCGTGAATTACTTCACTAATGATACAGCGGCTACTGTCTTTTTATCAGCCGTTGGATATTTATTGATTGTTGCATGTGTCTTTATTACAGTTGAGTTGATTTTACTTTTTAGAAAAAAGGCAAAGAATGAAGAGCGTAGATCTAAGCAAGTTTCACGTCGTAACATGCATATCAAATCCGGTAAGGTACAGCTCAAGATATCAAATTTACAAAAAATGGGAAAAGGCAGTAAAAGAAAGCGGCGTTAGGCTCACGACTGTTGAGATGGCTTTTGGTGACAGGTCTTATGAAGTCACGGAAAGAAACAATCCTCATCATGTACAAGTAAGAAGCTGGGATGAGCTTTGGCATAAAGAGAACATGCTAAATATTGGTATACGTCACATTTGTCAGATGTGGCCGGACGCTGAGTATTTTGCATGGGTTGATGCGGACGTATTTCCCACGATGATGGATTTTAAGGCATGGTTTAATGAGGCATGGCATCAGCTTCAGCACTATCAGGTCATTCAGATGTTTGATTATGCGATGGACATGGACCCTGGTTATTCTTTAATTGGCCAGCCTCAGCAGAGCTTTATGAGTAAGTATGTTAAAAACGGATACCAGAAGCCTATACATGGGGGCAAGTGGAGTCCGAAGGGGTATAACTATGGACAAGGGCATCCAGGATATGCATGGGCAGCAAGACGAGAAGCTATTGATGCGCTTGGCGGACTTATTGATTTTGCTATTCTTGGTGCTGCCGACCGTCACATGGCTTTGGCTCTTGTCGACTGTGTGGAACAATCGTTCCCAGAGGGGATGACAGAGGACTATAAGAAAGAACTTTTGCAGTGGCAAAAGAGGGCTGAGCTTTATATCAGAGAAGATGTGGGCTATTTACCTAGAAGCATAACGCATCATTGGCATGGAAAGAAAAAAGATCGAGGCTATTCTGACAGATGGAAAATTTTAATTGATAATGCCTTTGCGCCTAATGACGATATTAAATACGACAGCTTTGGTCTATTGCAGCTTGAGGTAACTAATCCAAGACAGATGAAATTGCGTGATCAGATTAGGACTTATTTCCGGTCTAGGAATGAAGATTCAATAGACGTATAATATTTAGACAGCGTTTCATGTTGAGACGCTTTTGTAGTCATTTTTGACATATCCAAATTATTAGATATCATTAATTGATAACAGTGGGGGATGTCATGACATTTGCAATCTTAGTAATTGCATTAGCGTTTGGGGGATACTATGAGTCTAAAAATTCTGCGCCAAAAGACAAATACTTATGCGAATCCGGATACTTTGGTCAGGCTGAGCCGTGTGGAATTAAGGAGGCTGATGATGATTGGGATTCTATTGACTTTGCCGATAATTCTGTGAAGAAATCAAGAAAGATCTTTCGTGGTCCTGCGGTTGTGAAGAGGGGAAAAATAGATTAGATGGATTTAATTTCTGAATGGCGCAAGGAGATGTGGTATCAGTGGCTTGAGTCTGGACGTCTTATCGAGGTCACATCTACGGCAAAGAAGCATAATATCAAAGTTAGAACTGTTCTAACAGCTGGGCTTTTTGATGAGCTTATGCCGTATCAAGAGGATGCGGTTCATGGTATTGGAAGAGAAGAGCGTATTTCAGACTTAATAAATTCATTCAGGCGTGAGGTTGCTTCTTCTCGTGGAGGCACTTGGTCGCATGATTACTGTGAATTTGAGGTAAGTTTTAGGTCGAGATCTAATAATGCGGATGGAAACATTATCCAGCTTCATCGGACTGTTGATAAGAGTGTTACTGTTATAGCCGGAAGGTTGAGTGATGATAATGGAAATCCGGCTCTGGTGTTTGCTTTAAAGAATCCAAAAAAACTTCCAGCGGCTTAATTAGAGGTACATGTGGCTGATATTTTGCCGAAGAATGCATTCGTTCGAATAAACAAACAGGGTCTTTATGAAGTAATTGACGAGAACACTGGCAATATACTTTCTGTTCAAAAGACTGCTGAATTTAAACAAGAGAAAAAACTTATTCCTCATATCTTAGAGGATGGCTCTACTGTTAATCTTGAAGAGGGCGTAGATCCTAAGGCTATTGGCCTAAAGTCAATTAGACAATATGAATACAATTTGTATATGGCTAATATTATTTGCCAAAAAGTGGCTGAGGGAAAAACTCTTCTGTCTATTTCCAAAGACCCAGATATGCCCCCATATTACATGATCTTGCAGTGGCGTAGAAAAAACAAAGATTTTGAACAGGCCTTGGCAAATGCTAGACGTGACCGTGCAGACTTTTATCATGAAGAAGCAATTGACACAGCAATGTCTCTGCCAAGTGAGGCGACAGAAAAGGAATATGTCGCAGCGAGCCGAACAAAGATTGATACTTTGATGAAAGCATCTGAGCGAGAAAATCCAGAGAAGTATAATGTTAAGCAAAAGGGCGTTGAGGTTAATGTGGCTGCGCAGACGGTGGTTTATGAAACTGGTGTTCCGCCATCGAAATATAATGAAAAAGACGTTGGTCCTAATTTGGTTGATAATCTGGAAAAAGAAGAGTTAAAGTCTATGAATGGCTCTTCAGAGACAGATATTAAAAACAGTTAGTCCCGCGCCAAGTGTTACAGCTGGAACTCCGAAAAGATTGTCGGATGATGATATTTTTGTACGAACTCTTATTATTGAGTCGCATCGGTTAAATACTGGCGCTGTATACGTTGGATTTTCTAATGCCGATTTGTTAAATACAGATGCTCATGTTCTTGACGGCCCAGGTGATTTCATTTCAATATCTAGTAGCGAATATGCTGATCTAAATGCAGAAATTAATTTGCGCGACATTTGGTTTGATGGGTCAGTTAATGGTGATGAATTAGTTATTAGTTATATTGAAATAACAAGCGAGCTATTGTGAAGATTGTTAAAGGCATATCAACCAAATCCATAGTAGACGCTATTGCGGGGACAGCTAATACAACTCCGACAATTTTCAATATTGCGTGCGCATCAAATGCAGTTGAGTATTCACAGGTTCTTCCGGCAAATACAAAAAAGTTTGTACTTAAGGCTAGGAATTCTTCTTCTGTTAAGATTGCTTATACGGTTGGTGATACATCGATTCTTTACTTTACCTTAAATTCTGGATTTGCTTTTACAGATGACAACTCTTACTCTGGTGTAACTATTTATTTTACATGCAGTAAGAATAACGAGATTATAGAAATAATCGCATATCAATAACAAGGAGGTTATATGATAAGTTTAGATAAATTAGTTTTTGACCCATCGGTTCCGGCAGAAGGCGCAAATGTTGGCGCATATTTACGCGCAGATGATGGGACACTCATCACTCATACTGGTGGCGCATTAGATGTTAACGTAGTAAATTCTCTTTCTTTGACTATTAATGCAGAAAAAGCAGAGGACAGTGCTCATACGAGCGGGGATATTGGTAATTTTATTTTGGCTGTTCGCAATGATGCGAATTCTTCTCTTGTTGGAGCAGATGGTGATTACGCTCCATTGCAGGTCAATTCAAATGGTGAGCTTAAAGTTGCGGCTCAAGTCACGGTTCAGGCAGGAGATGCTGAATTTTTAGAGGATTCTGCTCATACAACTGGTGATGCCGGACTTCATATGTTGGCCGTAAGACAGGATGTTTTATCATCTCTTGTTTCAGCAGATGGTGATTATGCATCATTTAAAAGTGATGCTCTTGGTCGTTTGTATGTTAACCGCTCTGGACAATCCTCTGCTCATGGTGCAGCATCTGTATCAACCACTGCGACAGATATTGTTCCCACAGATCTTGCAAATAGAACGAAAATTATTGTTCAAAACTTGAGTAGCAATCGTGCTGTGTATCTTGGAAACAGCGCATCTGTTACAACCGCCAACGGAATACAAATTCCTCCTGGTGCAAGTGGTGAATTTGAAGTTGGCGCTGGAGTTAACTTGCATGGAATAACAGCGGCTGGCACAGCTGATGTGAGATATTTTGAGGTAGCATAATGAGAGATGAGATTCTTTACAGCAATTTGCTCGGTTTGATTAAAATGGGAAAATGGCACTTGTCTGTTGAAGAATCTAAAGCTTTATTATCTATAGAAAACGAGCTGAGGGTTAGGCTAAATAAGTGTCAGGGCCCTCAGCCCGTTAGCAATCCTATTAAAAAGGTGAAGCGTGGGAATAAATGATGGAAGAGCCGATGGTGAGGTTTCTGATGTAAATGTTACGGCAAGTGTTTTGCCGACAGGTGCATCTACATCTGCAAATCAATCCGCAGCAAACGCATCGCTATCAAGCATTGATACAAAGCTAACAGATAATGCCACTGCGGGAAATCAATTAACTCTTAACACAAGAATTGGTGATTTAGCTGAAACGGCACCAGTAAGTGATACGGCGTCTAGTGGATTAAATGGGCGGCTTCAAAGAATTGCACAAAGAATAACATCTTTGATTTCTGCATTAAGTGATCGTACTGCGAAATTTCAAATTACAAACGGAACTAATGATGCAGCAGTAACTAACTCTGCTCCTGCTGCAAATGATTACGCATTAGCAGTAAGACCTATTTCGCTTGAGCTTCCTACATTTTCTATTTCAGAGTTTGATATACAGGTAGGAAATAATAAATCTATGCTTGCAATACAAAACACAGGTTCAAGTATAGTTAGAATCCGCGAAGTTTGGATTATTAACGATAGAACTACGGCAGTAACAGGCATAGCTGGTGAATTTCAAGTTAGAAGAATTGCTTCTTTTACTGGCGGAACTACAGTAACTCCTGTTTCTTATGACACAGATGATAGTTTACCAGCTGGAATAACTGCCGCAACAAATGCGACAGTGAGTGGCGAAGGTGACATTTTAAGGCGTGGAAGATGGTCAACGGATGAATGGGGGCCTGGAACACTAGACACAGAAGGCCTTGACCATGCCACGCAAAACACTGAACCATTTTGGCGTCAAACTCCAAATGGTAAGGGTTTAACTATTAGAAATGGTCAGGGAATCCATGTTAAATTTGCTACAAACTCTACTGCTGGATTTTTTACTATAAGAATGATTTTTACTACGGAGTAAAAGATGTTTTTGCCATTGCCATTTTGTTCTAAAGAATTAGCAGATGGAAAAAAGCTATATAGAAGAAAGCATGGATATAGCTTGTCTTGTCCGGCAAATACAAACAGTGATCTTATTGTTTCTGTTCCATATGATGCGGCAAAGATAAATGAAATTGAAATAATTAATCTTCCAATTGGAACAAAAATTGATTTCTCAATTTTAGATACTCCAAGTGGAACCATTTCTGGCCAGCCAAATTATCTTTTAAATCAGTTTGGCTTTGATGTTAGGGCCGCTGATTCTTTTTATAAAGATCATTCTCCATATGATGCTGATGTTATAAGGGATTTGCAGTTAAAAGTTACTGTTAAGAATGAAACAAGTGACGCATTTGATTGTTATGTAAATATAGTTTTTCATGAGGTAAAATGAGATTTGATATTGTCACTGTTAAAAATACAGCATGGTACGCTATTGGTGGATGGTTAATCCGCAAAATAGAAGGAACAGAGACAAGCCATTGCGCGATTATTGTTTATACAGATAATGGTCCATTTGTTTACGAGAGTGTTTTTCCAAAGGCAAAGAAAACTCCGCTTGAGGATTGGGGAAAGCATTACAAGATAATTAATAGATGGAACTATTTTTTAGATCAGCCCCATGCTGGATCTGCGCTCAGTTGGCTGAATAGGCATCTGACATGGTATGCTCTTTTTCAGCTTCCGCTTATTGGGCTTAGCATTGTTAGTCGGGCATTTGCTCTTTTTAGTAGAAAAATCAATTTGCAGATTGATGGCAACAAATTTCATGTTTGCTCCGAGTATGTTGGAAGATGGATGCAGAAATTCCTTGACGCTAAATTCTCTGACCCTGAAGATTTCATATCAGTTAAGGATGTAGAGGATGCCAACAGATTTATCAACCGCTAATGTCATAAAGACAAAATACATTCCTCGTCCATTACAGTGGCAGCTCCATCGTAATCTTAAACGGTTTAATGTTCTTGTATGCCATAGACGTTTTGGAAAAACTGTTTTTTCAATTAACCATCTAAAGGCAAGGGCTCTTGAGTGTGAGCTAGAAAATCCGAAGTATGCATACGTAGCTCCTAACTATGGTCAGGCAAAGCGTATTGCATGGGACATGCTCAAGCTTTATACGAAGGATTATCCAGGTGTTACTTACAATGAGGCTGAATTAAGATGTGAGCTTCCTCGTCCGCATAAGGCTGATAAGATTACAATCTTACTTCTTGGTGCCGAGAACCCCTCTTCTCTTAAGGGGATCTACCTTGACGGTGTTATTCTCGATGAGTTCGCAGAGTGCGACCCATCTGTTTGGGGCGAGGTTATTCGACCCGCTCTTTCTGACAGGCTTGGCTGGGCTATTTTTATTGGAACGCCTAAGGGTCTTAACCATTTCCATCAAGTTTACGAGACTGCTAAAAAAAATCAAGACCGTGATTGGTTTTGTCAAATATATAAAGCTAGTCAAACTGGAATTATCAATCCTAAAGAACTTGAGGCTGCTCGCATTGAGATGTCCGAAGAAGAGTTCAATCAGGAATTTGAGTGTTCATTCACGGCTGCATTGACCGGATCTTACTATGGTCAGCTTATGGAATCGGCGGAGAAAGAGGGAAGGATTGGAAACGTTCCTCATGATCCAGCGTTACTGGTTGATACTTTTTGGGATTTGGGGATTGGAGACACGACAGCTATTTGGTTTGTTCAGCAGTACAGGTTTGAGTACAGGATAATTGATTATGTTGAAATGTCTGGTGTTGGGCTTGATTGGTATGTTCGAGAGCTGGGAAAAAGAAAATATGCTTATAGGGACCATGTTCTACCACATGACGCAGCGGCCAGAGAGCTTGGGTCTGGGAGATCTAGGCAGGAAACTCTTCGGGACTTAGGTATTAAAAACGCAATAATATTGCCTCGTCATAATGTTGACGATGGTATTAATGCTGTAAGGCTTTTACTTCCAAAATGTTGGTTTGATCGTGTAAAATGCGATAAGGGCATAAAAGCATTGCAAAATTATCAGCGTAAGTGGGATGCTAAGAATAAGATATGGTCAGACAAGCCATTGCATGATTGGTCATCACATGCTGCTGATGCTTTTAGAATACTTGCAATGGGCAATAAAAAAGAGTCTGATAGAATTGATAATACTCGTCAACAATATGTTGATACTGATTATGATATTATGGGGGTTTAATGAGCAGTTCTCCTGGTGATCCGGTTCAGGAAAATCTTAATGCAAAATTGACTGGCAAACAAAGACGCGGTTATGAGAAAAAAATAACGCTTGATGAAACAATTGATGAAGAAAGCCGCGCAGAGCTTTTAAATAAGCTTACAGAAAGTAAGAAATTAAAGCATGGCAAAAGATTGATGAGCGATTTAACTAAGGCTCGTGAAGGTCTTGACCCTGTATTTCTTGGGCGCAGACTTGCTCAGTCTACAAGAACTGTTTTGTCTGAACAGCCTGGTCGTGGGCAAACAATACTGACAAGGTAATTAATGACACCAAAAGAATTAATACAGAAGATAAATCATTTGCGATTTGAGCGTGGAACATGGGAAACGCACTGGCAAGAGGTGGGAGATTATATTGTTCCAACAAAGAACAATATAACAAAAACAAGAACTCCTGGTGAAAAGGTAAATCAGTATCTTTTGGATAATACTGCGGTTCAGGCAAATATTCTTTTAGGCGGATTTCTTCATGGTCTTTTAACAAATCCTCACTCGCAGTTCTTTGAGCTCACGACTGGAATTGATGAATTGGATGATCGTGATGATGTTAGGAAGTGGCTTCAAAAAACTTCTCGAAGAATCTTGCATGTTTTAAATAATTCAAATTTCCAGACAGAAATCCATGAGCTTTATTTAGATCTTGGCTCTTTTGGAACGTCTATCATGTCAATAGAGGAGGACAATGAATATGTTGTCCGTTTTTCTACTCGTCCAATACGTGGAACTTTCATTGAAGAGGATAGCAAAGGGCGCGTTGTAGAGGTTTATAGAGAATTTGAATGGACTGTTGATCAGATTATCAATCATTTTGGTGAAGAGGTTTTAAACAAGTCGAAGGACTTGCAAGATTCTAAGCGAAGGATGGATAATAAGAAATTCAAAGTTGTACATTCTGTGTATCCATCGAATGTTGATCCTAGAAAAATGGGAGCGAAGCCATACAAATCTAGTTATGTGCTTATTGAGTTTGAGGCGCTGTTGTCAGAGGGTGGATTTCGTACATTTCCTTATGTAACTCCAAGATGGGTTAAACATGCTGGCGAGAAATATGGAAGATCGCCGTCTATGATTGCTCTTCCAGAGGTTAAGTCTTTAAATCTTATGGTTGAGACTACAATTAAGGGCGCTCAAAAAGTAGTAGATCCGCCACTTGAGGTTCCAGATGATGGATTCATTGGAACGATCAGGACTCGTCCAGGCTCTTTAAATTTTAAGCGTCCAGGAGCTGACCCAATACGTCCTATTTTTAATGACTCAAGAATTGATTTTGGCTTTCAGGTTATTGAAGATAAGCGCCAGAGAATTAGAGATGCATATTTTGTTGATCAGTTGAAATTGCGTCAAGGTACTCCGCAAATGACAGCCACTGAGGTTGAGGCTCGTATTGATGAGGCTCTTCGTTTCATGGGTCCTGTGTTGGCTAGACAGCAGTCTGAACTTTTGCGTCCGCTTATTGATCGTGTTTATGAAATCATGGAACAGCGTGGCTTGATAGATCCAGTTCCGGCTGTATTTGAGCAATATGGAATTAAGAATATTGATGTTCAGTATTCTTCTATGATTGCGCGTATGCAGAAACAGGCTGAGGCTAAATCTATTTTAAAAACAATAGAACAGGCATCGCCTTTCATTTCAGCAGATCCATCTATCTTGGATCATATAAATGGCGATAAGGCTTTAAGAGTTTTGGCTCGTATTAATAACTTCCCTCAAGAGATTTTGCGTGATGAGCGAGAGGTTAAATCACTAAGAGAAAGCAGGGCTGAGCAGGAAGCTCTTGTCATGCAGGAAACTTTAAAGTCTAATACGGCAGAGAATATATCTAAGGTGGCTCCGGCTTTACCTAAAGTTGTAGGATAGAATGGAAAAGAAAAATTCGAATGAGCGCAGAATAAAGCGCGAAGCGTCCATGGTGCGTCTTTATAAAGAGACGTTCGGAACGCAAAACGGAAAAAAAGTTTTATTTGATCTTGTTAAAAGATCTGGTTTTTTTGCTCCTGCTCATGTTGAGGGTGATCCATACAGTACTCATTACAATGATGGACGCAGACAAGTTGCTCTTTATATTTTAAAAAAGTTAGAAACAGATATAGATAAACTTTTAGCTTTAATTAAAGAGGGGGAAAAACATGAACAAGAATTACTCAATGATTATGAATGAGGTTAGTCCTGATGGTGGAGCTGGCGGGGGCGGAAGTATTTTATCAGCCAATGCTCCAAGTGATGCGCCTCCCGCTGCTATAGATCCTGTTGCTTCTCCAGCTACAAGCATCTCTATTCCTGAAAATTGGAAAGAGGCAATTGCTGAAGATTTAAGAGGAGATCCTTCTTTAAAACACATTAATGATTTTCAATCATTGGTAAAAAGCTATGTCCACAGTCAGAAGATGATGGGCAAGGGAAAGGTTGTTTTGCCAGATGCTAAGACGGCCACTGAGCAAGACTGGAAAGAGTTTTATTATCAGGTTGGGCTTCCGCGTGAAGTTCAGGATTACAAATTGGATTTGAAAAAAGACTATGAGTTCAATGAGGATTTTATTGCGAAGGTACGCCAAACAGCACATGAGGCTGGAATTTTGCCTCAGCAGTTAAACAAACTTTTGAACTGGTATGGAGAAACAAACAAGAGCGCGATTGCAGAGATGGACGCTGAATTTAAGAAAGGCCTTGAGGAAAAGGTCAATGCTCTT